TGCTGGACCTTATGCGCGCGGTCCTGGAGCACACGGGCCCCGCTCACGTGTCGTTGTCGACTTGGACCGCAGGGATCCGAGACGCCAAAAACGCGGCGTTCCTGCTCGAGCGGGGCGAGATGCTATCTCTACGGTTGCTGGTCGATCGGTCGTTTGCGACCCGCCAGCCAGCGTACTGCGCCGCCGTACAGAGAATGTTTGGCGCCGACGCGATTAGGTGCACCCGGACGCACGCCAAAGTCGCCACGCTCGTCAATGACGGGTGGAACGTAACAATCCGCGGGTCTATGAATCTGAACCGCAACCCCCGGTGGGAAAACTTCGACGTGGACGACTCCCCGGAGATCGCGGGCTTGTTCGGGGCCTATTTTGACGAGATGGAGGCGGAAATGCCCGAGGGCCCGCGGGTGAGCACCGCTGAGGTGGACCTGGTATTTGCGCGCGCGGGCCGCGGCCGCAACCCGTTCGGAGCCCGGACCCGGGAATGGGCCTTGGAGCAAGGCGCGCCACTAGATGACCCCCCCGGGATGCGGCGGTGGGTCCGGGCGAAGGCGAGCTCGAGGCGTCCCGTGGCGCACGCCGTAAAGGCGGCGGGGTCGGATATGAAAACGTTTCGCGGGGACGTTTGGGACGCCGCGTTGGCTATTGACTTAGTGGCGGCGTTGGTAGGTTGAAGTTCCTTGAATTATAGGTGGACGGTAGGACCTTGTCCTACTACTATGGTGGTACCAACAAGGGAGCCTAAGATGTTCATCGTTCAAACCGCCGCCGCTTGTATGCCTAACTCTTGCTGGGGCCGCTACGGCCGCGTCGCGGTCCTAGAGCTCGAGCCGGGCGCCACGTCCGCCGCGATGATCTCCGAGCGGGCGCGTGGCGTCCGCCGCGTCGTCGAGACTTGGGAGCGACTCAACATAGGAACCACCGACCGGTGCGCGTTCGCGCGGGCGTTGACGGAGGCCGAGGCTATGGCGGCCAAGCTTAACGCCGAGGTGGCGTCGTGAGCCGCCTAGCCCTAGCCCTAGCCCTAGCGACGGGCTGCGGCGTGGACGGTTACCCCGACCGTGGGGCGGCGCCGGCGGCGTGCTACCCGGTGGCGGTGGAGTGCGGCGCGACCGAGTGCGATTCGTGCTGCTACGACGGTGAGGACTGTTGGATGGAGTGCACCGACGGGTGGGTGCACGCCTATGAAGGCTGGACGGAAGCCGAAGACGCCGCGGACGCGGTGGTGGAGCATTGCTCGTGAAGTGGGTCCAAAACCAGCACGGGTATCGGTTCCGGGTCGGCGAGGCGCGGTGGGCGGAGGTGTGGGCCGGTGGTAAGCTTACCCACGAGCCCGTGATCGCGCTGGACGACCACGGCGTGGGGTTTGAAGCCTTTGCCCGTCATTTCAGGCCGGTTAGGAGAAAAGATGGCGTGTGAGCATAAGTTCATCGATGCTGGGTTGATCTTCGGCCACAGTATTTTCTGCCTATCTGGAAGTGGCGGTCATGCGCGACATTACTACCAGACGTTTAGATGCGAGAGATGTCTACATATAGAGCTAGAGGAATTGAATACTCCAGAAGAGTGTTCCTACGCGGACGTGAACTACAACGCACGTCCGGCATCACACCGGGAACTGTGTGTCTTGGAGCAGCGCTTCGAGTACATGGCGCCGCGGCTCTCGCGTCGGCCCTGATCCAGCGCCCCGGCGACGGTGGCTTGCGGGCCGGTTGAGCTCGCATTCGGTAACCTCGAGCTCGTCTAAGCGTAAGAGATGCTTGATCGAAAGCACCGCCCCTGGGACAGAACGGAACGACACACGGAGCCGACATGACGACAGACACGCTCAACGCGCTGCGCAGGATCCGGCTGAACGGCGCGACACCAGGCAGCACGCCGGCCGCGCTCACGGGCCGCGGCCTTGTCCGGGGCGCGACAATCACGAGGACCGGCGCGGAGCTCCTGGCGCGCTGGGACGCCGCCCCGCTGCCTGCCACCTGGCACCTCCTCACGGACACGGAGCGCACCGCCTGGAGCGCCAGCACGAAGGGGATCGTATGACCCGTCACCTGCAGAACTGGGCCGCGATGCTGGCGCTCTGGATGCTCGCCTCGGGCTTCTTTTCCCTCGCTGCGCTGCTCGGGGGGCCGTCATGAAGCCGCTCGACGCCATGATGCAGTGGATCGACGGCGAGCTTCTGGTGCTGCGAGAGCGCGCCGAGCACCTTCAGACATCGATGCGAGCGAACGGGCACCCGACCACACGGGAGCCCGACGTGCTACCCTACCAGGGGTTGACACGTCCACTGCCTGCGGCGTGCCACGGAGCAACGCCGACTATGGGCCGCGACGCCGAACGCCTAGCACCAGCCGAAAGTGCAGGGACACCCGACGCTTTGGGCGACCACGCGAAGGCAACGGACCAACGTGTGTTATCGGTGGGCACCCACCCGCAGGAGCTCACTTCGAGCTTCTCCCCCCACCCCTACCGAAAACGCGAGGCTAAGCCGATGGACGACCTGATTAAAGCGTTGACGATCCTGCGAAAATACGGCAATCACTACAGTCCGACGATCTGCTCCCATGGCAAGTTATGGATCGCGGGCATAGATCCGGGAGCGGTGTCCGGAACGGATGCCGCCGAACTCGACAAGCTCGGTTTTTTTGTGGACGAAGAAGCGTTCGTATCGCACCGGTTCGGGTCTGCCTAGATGGCCCGACCACCCAGCCGCCTCACGTTCCTGCGCCGGCAGCTACGTGAGACCAAGCGGGATATCGAGGACCTACACGGCGTCGCGCGCGTACAAGCCCGCAAGCTGGCGATCTCGTTGGCTGAGGACATCGAAACCCTGGGCGCCGCCGCCGCCGCGACGAAGGCCGCCGCCCACCGGCAACTCACTGACGTAGAAGTCCTCGCCGAGCTCTGCGACGAGATCCCAAAGCTACCGCCGCAATCAATCGAGGCCGTACACCGGGTGTGCTGCCGGGCGTTGGGGCTGACGGCTGACGGGGCGCCGACGTTGGCGGTGGTGCGGGGTGGCGGGTGACCGTCACGATCGTTTTGCCAGACGGCCGGGTCGTGGTGCTGACTGACTGCACGTTATGGGCCTGGGTGACCGTGGTCGCCCCCGACCGGCTGACCACGCACACCGCGGTCCTGGACATCGTGGCGTGGACCATCGAGTGGACGGACGGTCCCGCCCCCCAGCCCGACGTGGCCGCGTGGGCGCTGGAATGCTTAGGAGGCCCCACGTGACCACCCGAGCCCTCATCCTGGCCCGCGAGTCGCGCTACCGTTTCGAGCGCGACCCGCTGCAACACATTAGGTGGCTGCCGGCTCAAAGGGCCTTGCTCGAGTGCCCCGACCGGCGGCGGTTGCTACGGGCCGGCAACCAAGCGCAAGGCAAGTCCACCGCCGGGCTGGCTAACGCGTTGTTCCACGCGCTCGGGCGCCACCCGTTCTACGACGTGCCGTCAGCACCCACGGAAGGGTGGGTGTGCTGCGCGTCGTGGTCACAGTCGCTTTCGATTCAGCAGAAGCTATGGGACCTAACCCCTAAGTCCGAGGTGCACCCGGCGTGCGAGTTCGACCCGGTTAAGGGCTTCCGTGGGCGGTACCCGGCTTTGCAGCTCCGTAACGGGTCGCGGATATGGATCAAGACCACCGGTCAAGGCGGGCTCCGCCTCGCCGGCGCGACGCTGGACTGGGCCATGTTCGACGAACCGCCGGTAAGCGCCCGCATCTATTCCGAGGTGACTAAGCGGGTTATGCGCACGAACGGGTGGATTTGGTCGACCCTAACGCCCGTGAATGCCCCGGTGGATTGGCTGCAGGAAATGGCCGGCGACGCGCGCATCACGGACCTGCACTTTCGGCTGACGCCGGAAAACCTTATCCCCACCGGCCAAACCCGGCCGATGGTGCTAGGGGACGGCACCGTATGCGGGGCCGAATGGATCGACTCGATCATCGCCGATACGATGCCGCACGAGGTACCGGTGGTGTGCCACGGCGAGTGGGAGTTCCGCTCCACCGGGGCGCTCTTTTCGAGGTTCCGAGCGACCGAGCACGTATCTGAGGATATGCCTAGCGGTAGTCCGTCGCTGCGGTTGGCCGTGGATCACGGCTCGGGGGCGGACTTTTCTAGCGTCGCGCTGCTGGTGGCAGTGGACGCCGACGGGGTCGCATGGGTCGTGGACGAGGTCGTATCAGACGGTGAAACCACCGAAGACGACGACGCCAGAGCCATACTGGAAATGCTCGGCAACAATGGCCTGAAATGGAAGGACCTAAACCAAGTTTACGGGGACCGGCCGTGGTACGGCCGGGGTGCCGCCAAGCTCGGCCGCAAGTCGAACGGGGACCTAGCGCGCGCGCTCGAGCGCCGGCAAAAGCTCCGCCCTGGGGCGTTACGGCCGGCGTTCCAAACCGTCAAGCGCGGCAAAGGCGCCGGCCGCGGGTCGGTGCACTTAGGGTGCCGGTACCTGCACCGAGCTATGGTTAGCAACCGGTTTCGGGTGCACCCCCGGTGCGAACGTACGATCGAGTCCATCGAAAAGTGGGACTTTACAGACAACGAGTGGAAGCATTGCGTAGACACTTTGCGTTATGCTGTGAATGACTTGGTCCTCAAGACTCGGCGGCCAGGCGCCCCGGTCGTTCACCTGTACTAGGCGGTTGCATGGCAAACCTCAGCGCGGTGTTGCCGTTGGCGGCCGCTAACGGCGCGCGGCCCACCCCCGCCGACCCGGCCGACGCGTCGCGCTGGGCCTTGACGCGCGCCTACCGACGTTTGATCGCCGGGGACTGGCACGCCGACCTAGAGGGCAGGATCCGGCAACAGATCAGCCACGTGCGCCGGGATGCGTGGGGGACGCTGGACACATCCCGCAACCTTTTCCGGGCGGTGTGGGACGCACTGGCGGTTAGCTACGTGCGCACCCCCGCGGTCCATGGCGAGGGGACCGCCGACCTAGCCGCCGCGGTAGACGCCGCCGGGTATTGGGCGCTGATGGCGGGCGCCGGGGAACGGGACCTGTACGCGCTGCGGGACTTGTTGGTACGGGTGGACGTTACGCCGACGGGGGAACTCACCCACCGGCTGGTGTATCCAGATTGCATCGTAGCCACCCCGGACCCGCGGGTGCCGCACCGGGCCATCGCCATCGCGGAATGCGTGCAGCGGGTCGACCCGCGCACCGGCAAACCGGTATGGGTTTGGGACGTCGTCGACGTCATCGACCCGGAGCGCCCCGTGATGCAAGTCCGGTCTGCAGACTATCGCGACGACCTAACGGAAGCCCACTTAGGCGCGACCTTCGAGGGCGACGCCTACCCCTACCGCCGCGCCGACGGTACGCCGGTGTTGCCGTACGCGTTCGGCCACGCCCGTCGGCGGTCTTGTTTGTGGGGGCCCGGGGAAAACCGGGAACTCTACGTCGGAACTTTGGAAGTAGGCTGCAAGTACACGTTCCTGGGGCATATCCAACGCTCAGCTTCATGGCCCCAACGGTACGCCGTCGGGGCCGCCCCGGCCGGGGCCGCGTACGCTGACGACGACGGCGACGGTAAGGGCCGCAAGGTCGTGGACGCCGATCCGGCCAACGTGATCGTGATGGAATCCCTGGAAGGCTTCGAGGGCCAACCCGTGATCGGGCAATGGCAAAACGCGGCGGACCCGGTGGCGCACATTGAAGCGATCGGCCGGTACGAACGGGGGCTAATCGCCACCGCCCCCGGGGTGTCGTCGGCGGACATCCAGCGGATGTCGGGCGATCCGCGGTCGGGATATGCCATTTCCCTATCGCGCGAGGCCCAGCGCGAGCAGCAACGGCAGCAAGAGCCCCAGCTGCGCGAGCTCGATACGGCGGTGCTGGAACTTTCAGCGGTGTTGCTGAACCGCGCCACCGGCTCCAACCACCCCGAGTCCGGCTACCGGGTGGAGTACCGGGCTATTCCGCCCAGCGCCGAAGAGAAGAAGACCCAACGTGAGCACCTTACGGGGATGCTCGACTTGGGACTGGTGGACGTAGTGGCCGCCTACCAAGAGCTCCACCCGGGCACATCCCGCGCGGACGCCGAGGCGGCCTTGCTGCGCATCCGCGCCGCTAACGCTAGCTTCCGCTGAACTACACTCGAGGTTTAAGCAATGGCCGACGAAGACACGCCTACCACCGCCACCGCGGAAAAGACTATTCCCAAGACCCGTTTCGACGAGGTCAACACCCGGCGGGTTACCGCCGAGGCGCGAGCGGTGACGCTGGAAGCGCAGCTTGCGGACATCCAGGCCCAAGCCGCCGCCGCCGGCACGCTCCAAGAACGCTTGGCGGAGCTCACCACCACCCTAGAGACCGAGCGCACCACCCGCGCCACCGAGCGGACCTTGCTTGAGGC